TGGTGATCAACGGGTGCGAAACGCAAGAGCTCTTATAGTCGCTCACTTGACTAGTGTGTGATACACGTCACACACAACGGTCGCACTTAAGTGCATAGTGGAAAGCCATAATCTTTATGTAAGATCATGTCCGATGCCCGGCAATGGATTAAATCTCCATGACCAGAGGATGCGATGAGTGTCAGCAATTCGTGATACATACCAACAGTGATACCATATCTACGAACAATGCTGTCCTCGATAGCATACTCCATGCGAAGATCTCCCAAAAACTTCGTTGCATTGATGTCAACCGCTTTGACATCTGCACAGAACATCCTTTCCAACAGATCCATAAGTGAACTCCTGCCGGCATGAATCAAACCGCGTACAACTCCGGAATTGTGGTTGTAACCGCGAATCTCAATATCTCCGGAACCATCCAGATCCCCATATTTCTGTCCTAAGACACGTAAAATAACCCCGAAGTTCAGAAAAGGGGAATAAAGACCAGATGCAACAAGAAAGGGTGAACACTTAAGGAACTGAATCTCTTCGATGTGTGTGCACACATCGAAGGTAACAGACCAACCACACACATCAAGGATTTCCTTAATCTTTAATGTGGTCTGAGCAATACTGCCAAATGAAATGTCCATGAGTTGGACACCAATACAAAAATTGGCAATATTATTCAGTAAGGTGGTAAGTGTGGTACCCGAATATTCGAAGTACCAATAGGGCTGAAATAGCATCTTTGTATGACCGTACCCCAATTGGGCTACGCACATGCATTGACGCAATAAATCAAAGGCAGTTGTGAGATAAATAGAAGGAACCATCTCACAAAAGGTTTGAAATACCATTGGGCCTTGTGTACTATCGCACTGAGCGATGTCCATATTCATCCGCAGAACCCCATCACTGCATTTAAGAGACAAGCAGGAATCATCAGAATGGAAATAGAAACAATCGCCAATAATCAAATCATTGAAAGCACAACTTAACGTCTCGAAATTGGGAGACTTAACAAACTTGACCTTACCCCTGCCAAACACCAAATCGTCTCCCATGAGTTGACTCCAACATTCCTTCATTACACCAACGAGCCACCCGCCCCGCAAAGATGCAGGGGTAGTCAGATCACAAGTGATCCGACCAAATTTATCTGGCTTTGCAAACTCGCCTGTCTTAAGGTTCAATTGAATTGGTCTGGACATAAACGTATGTTCACTGTCGTTCCAACCGTTTTGAGTAATCTCAAGATGGGCACGGGTCCTTGGCCGTAATTTATCATGTGGCTTGTGTGCATCGATGTTGATTTCAACCCCGGGGGCACCTAACGCTTGAATATGCTTGAGCATATAATGTTCACGGAATTGACGCACAAAGCGTATAATTGAGGGATGCTGCAACACGTGGATCTGACGAAGGTGCAACCGTGGCGCATCAACTTTATCATGAAAACACCTGTACGCAGCGACACCAAGATTGATACTGCAGCGAGAATAGGTAATCCCACCATGCCGAAAACCCGGACCGAAGAAAGTACGATAGGTCGAACATATGTGTCCAACCTTACGAGTTGGGGATACAGAAGTGAAATCACCAGTTCTGAAGGCGACCTGGGCAGCCACGTTAACAGCTTTGAAAACTCCGTTATTCCTGAACTCAACACTCCCCGGCCCGTTTCTTTTATAAGGGTACTCACAGTCTGGAATACGGAACCACCGAGTATGGATGATCCCGCTCCCAGCCTGTTTAAAGTCCCAAAAGAAACATTTGGCAATGAACTACCAGCACGACGATCAAGTTCGGCGACGCGAAGAAAGTACTGAAATACAATTTGAGGAGCGTACTCGGTGACAACCGGTAAAATTTGGTTACGCTCTCGATGCACTTCAAACTTCTTGTCGTTTGCTAGCTTAAAGCGACATGAATTCGTGAAATTTGGTGATGTATGGGACATGCCCTGACACATGGAAATAAGTGTGTCCACTATAGTCTTGTCAACGAAAGTCGTAACAGAAGTTTGGAAACCAAGACTACGAAATAACTCATCGCTGCATATTCTATGATGCCCACGCAAAACCTCCCACCAGTCACACTCTTTCAAGTGGACGACATACCCATGATCATTGTCATGCGACACATCATCTGATTCTGAATTACCACT